AGTGCTTGTTCTTTAGCTCTACGCTCGTCATGGTACCCTTTACTAAAATGACTAATACGCTTTTTAACCTTTTCAGAGTAATTCTCTAACTCCTCGTCGGTTACTTCTTCAGGAGGTTTTGACGGTTTGCGCCCCTTATCTTTCTCGGGAGTATCGTCTTCGACCTCAATCTCCAATTCCCCCGCCTCTATAACAGACTTGGGTTTTTTCTGGATGTCTTCGCGTCCAACAGCCGCTTCTATCTCAATATCATTGCTGTTTTCTTCGTTTACTTCCACTTCTATTTCTTTTGAATCCACAGAATCATCTTCCGGGAACTCAAATTCCACTTTTTGCATTGGCATAACTTATCCCTCACGCACGAGTAATTTTACTCGGATCATTGACTACGGCTTCAATCGAATCGTCGTTCATTAGACGATACTCTTGTTTACCGACTTTAAATCGCGTGCCAGAATTAGCACGAAACATTACATAATCCCCTTCCTTACACCACGGGCCGGTGGGGAATCTATCTGCATCCGAATAAGCCTGATCGCCCATATCCAGCACTACACCTACCATAGACAAGATATACTCATCTCGCAGAGTCTGGCTGGATTTAACAATACCGCTTTCTCCGTAAGTTTCTTCGACACTAGGTAATGCAATAAGAATCCTGTACCCAACAGGTTTAGGAATCTGTCCATCAAGTACTACTTCCTGTACTTTGTCTTCTTCTATCTTCTGCTTGCGCTTCTGCTCTAGTGCAGTAAGTTCAGTCATCTTCATCTTCCATATAGTTACGCGAGAGGTCTTGTAGTTCTCTTATTGCGGTAGTTAGACCTCGAATTACTCCGCAAATCTCACGGTACTGGGCGTAGTCTTGTGCAGACCCCCCGACCAAAGATTCTTCGCAAGAGTCTACGGACTCTTGTAGTTTTTCTCTTAGCACGTCAAAGACGGTTTTAGCCATTATCTACCTTGCCCTCTATACTTTTTAAACGACATTTTCTTGGCTTTATTCATAGAAGCCATTTTTAATTTACCATTACCAATGCTGGTACCTTTGACGCTTTTACCCTCACGAATGAGGTCTTGGTTAGCGACTTGTTTAGCCACGTCCAGACTCCTTAGCTTGAGTTTTAGCCAAGTCTAATAGTGCTTTAGCCTCATCCAAGTCCTGTTTAGCAGAGGCTTGTTCGGTCTGTGCGGCTATACGTCCTGCCTCTAGAGTGGCAGTATTGTTAGCTTTCTGTTCTTCCAACTGCAATTTAGCTGCCGCTAACTGTGCATCAGCTTGGTCTTTCTGCGCCTTGCGTTGTAGTTCAGCCTCTTTAAGCTGTAGTTCTTTCTGTTGCATCTGCATAACAGGGTCTTGCTGTGCGGCTTGTGCAGCCTGCTGTGCGGCTTGTGCTTGTTTCTGCTGAGTTAATTGCGTTCCGGCTTGTGCCATAGTCTGAGCCAAAAGTACTTCAATATCTTCTGGTAACTCTTCGTTCGGTGTAGGTAGCGGAGCGCCCAGCTTCTCTTCTATCTGTCTACGATACTCAAACGCCGTGTGTTCTGCGATATGGGCTTGTAGAGACGCCATGATCTGCTGTGCCGCTGGGTTCTGTCCGATCATTGCCGCTATCTGTGGGTCTTGCATGAACGACTGATGGGTAGCGATATGCGCCTGATGGTCTTGATATATGAATGCTTTCATAGGCTTACCGTTAAGTGAATTCATATTCTCACTTACTGGGTCTACCGGTTTCATGTCATCGTCAAGCGGGATTAGTTTATCCGCGTTCTTAATCCCCATCACCTCTATCATCTGACGATGTAGCTGGGGTAGGTCATATATCTGTGGCGCCTGTTGTGCCATCTGCAACACCGCTTGATACTGCACAACACGTTGCGCCATCGTAGTATTGTTAGGGTCACTTACAGGGATTACATCAGAGACGGCATAGTCCATCTGTCTGGCACGAGGGGCACCTCGGTTGGGGACATATCCATACTCTTCTGGGGCGTACTCAGCCATGATAGCCCGAAGTAATTTAAACTCCTGCTTCATGGCGTAATGGACACGCGCTTGTACCGCAGCCATTGGTTTAAGAGTACGTTCGAGTAGAGCGAGTGTAGTCCCCACTGGCGCGTTGGCACTCATATCACTGATATTCATGTCTGAGATTGCGCCCAGACGACGACCTTCCTCAGTGATACGGTTTAACAACGCCAGCAGGGTCTGCGATGGCTCGTTATAGGGTAAGGGCATGATGTTGTCACGGATGCTACCGCTAGGCACATCCACGTCACGAAACTCCCCCGGGCTAATGGGGGTGTCATCACCTTTTATACGTAACCCACGAGATTTCAAGCCTCCCGGTAAATTAGATAAGGTTCCCGCATCCACTAACTGGCGTATAAGCGAGGTACCAGCCCTAGCGTATCCACCGATGATGTGTATCAAACCAAGCCCGTAAAAGCCAAATCCCGGTACATAAACGTAATGCACAAAATGCTGACGTTTAAGCATTAATTCATCGTCAGGGTTCCAGTTACGGCGTATGGCTAGTATCTCGCCTGTACCCTGCTCTATAGTCACAACGTAAGGTTTAGCAATCTGTGGATAATCTTCACCTTCTTCATCCACACCTTCGATAATTAAATCCGCATGTACCTCACATAGCGTATAACGGTCATCAGAAGTCAGGGTAAACCCACCTTCTTCTGCTTTTTTCTCTTCAATATCTGTGAAGAACGACTGTGGCTCACCAAGTTCTGTATCTAAATAGAACCCAGCAGCCTGTAGTTTAGACAATTCATTCTTAGTTTTACGCATTACATGGGTAACGCGCTCGGCTGACTCTATATTAGAGGCACCGTAGGGGACAATAACGTCTTCAGCGGGGATATATACGGCTACCTGACGCCCCAAATTTGGGTCAAAATACACCTTTTTAAACGCTGAACCGGCTAAACCAAGGCTATATAGAAGCCTTTCGTGCTCTGGGCGATACTCACTCATCACCTCAGTTAACTCATAATTCATATCCGCACGGACGCGTTCTGCCGCTTCTTCTTTCTCGCGGGTTGTTTCCCCTATTATCTTAGTCTTAACAGGCCCAGCCGCAGGGAATGTCTCGCTCATGGCTTCAGCTTGGAAACGAATTGCGGCTTCGGACAACACGGTGCTGTACACACCACAGGCATCATCCCAAGGTTCTGTACGCTCTTCGTACTTAAACCCCAACACTTCCAAGCCTTTAACGAACGTATCGGCCCACTCTTTACGTGAGCTAGTATCGGCAGAGACATATCCAAGCAATTCACTAGACAGGGAGGTAAGTTCTCCCTCATCTATATATTCTGCTAAGTTGGCATCGAACGGCGCTTCCATAATGTCGTCCGCGTCCGCACCCGGTACGAGGGTTATCTCTACACTTCCGTCATCCAGTACTACCATCTCAGGATCAACGACAGTTATCTCCATCTCGGAGCCTTCCATCATCTCTTCTTCCATCCCTTCTGGTGCTTGATATATGCTCGGTTCAATAGCCATTACTTAATCCTCAGTAGTACCCGCCCTTACGCTGTTTAAAATATAGTTTGTCTTCTGGCTCGTCAGTTGGTAATGTAATAAAGCCGCCCTGTCTAAACCGTATTAGGGCCATTACAGTCGAGTCAACTAAGTCATCATGGCTCATAAATGGAAATCCTGCAATCTCTTCCACGACTTCCTCTGCCCAACGCGTTTGTGGTACCCAACATAACCCGGACATTACTATATCAGCAACGGAATTTAAACGTGCTGTTTTATCACCTGTACCCCTGTGTGGGGTAAACTCTTGTACTAATAATCCCATTCGGCGAAGTTCTTGATATAGCGGCGTACCACTACTCTTTTTCTCCACTATGAACGCGTCGGGTTGCCACTCGTCATACTGCTCAAAGGCAAGTTGTTTTAACTCTGGGAACTCTACGCGCTCCTTGATGCTGTTTAATAGTATTATATTATAAGTGTCCGGTATACCTATAGTATCTCCGTCCTCGTCCTTAAACTGCCCCTCATACCTAAATACGCCCCATACTGTCAGGGCGGTGAAGTCAGCACGGTTGTGTTTTTCTGCCGCAGCGTCAAGCGACATTATCACATACTCACACGTCGGTGGTTTCTCTATAGGCCACTCGTTCCACCACTCGCGCTTAACGAGCGCTGCTTCTTCGGCTGTAGGTACCTGTTGATACTGCGCATTCCACTGAAACAGCGGCATAGACGCTTTAGTGCGTACAAGAGCATCAAGATTAAAAAACTCAGGCCATAGCGGTTTCTCTACGATCTGGTTAGTTTTCTTGTCTTCTACCTCTAATATCGCCGGAAACTCTACTACCTCGTACTGGTCAGCCTGCTCGTTCTGCGACATATCCCGCGTTACGCGACCTGTCAGATCATCAAGATGCCATCGGGTCTGGATAATAGCCACACGACCACCCGGCATGAGACGAGTACGAGCACCATATGTGAACCATTCATACGCTTTATCAAAAACATCAAAATTCCCACTCAACACATCTTGTTCTGAATGTGGGTCATCAACCAAGAGCAGGTGAGCACCACGACCAGCGATGGAGCTACCTATACCACAGGCGTAATACTCTCCACCCATGTTAGTGTTCCAACGCCCCGCAGATTTACTGTCTGAGGCTAACTGCACGTTTGGGAATATAGACTGATACTCGGCGGTAGATATAAGGTTTCGCACCTTTCTACCGAAGTCCACCGCTAGGTCGGTGGTATGTGACACCATCATTACTTTTTTATCGGGGTTACGCCCCAAAAACCAAGCGGGGAAGTATATAGAAACTAACTGTGATTTACCATGACGCGGTGGGATGTTCACACATATCCTGTCTTTTCCAGTTTCTTCTAGTTCTGCGCCGTTCTCGTCGTATTCTTTACCAATCTCGATCTCCATCAGGAGGTCTGCGAGTATCCTGTGGTGTTTACCCACCTTATAATCCGCCTGCATGAACTTACAAAACTCTATTAAGTCAAGATAAGCCGCTTCCGCCCGCTTTTTACCCTCTAACTCCTCGACTATTTTGTATATCTCTGCTTGTTCTTCGACAGAGTACGAATCGAGGCTGTTTAACAGCAGGTCTAGCTCTTCCTGCGTGAACTCAGGGACAGGTTGAGGGGTGTTTAAGTCTGTATAGGGCTTAGGTGTGGGGGTCATTACGAGAGACTTAGCTATAATCCGCTTCTTACGGGCTTCCTGAGCCTCTTTCTGGGCTTTTCCCGACATTTTTGAGATTTGCGCTGTCATTCTTCGTTTATTTCGTACACGCCTTCGCTGTTTTGTTTAAGCACTTCCAGTTTTTCGCGCAATTTTTCACGTAGTTCGTCTGCGTTCTGGTGTGTAACTGTGATTTCTTTGCGTTCTGTGAACAATCCTACGTCTGTCATCTTACCTAGTAGCTCTAAAGCGCGGATTCTGACTCGTGCGTCAGGGTTCTCTGTCTCCAGTATCAGCTTATTAACCACTGTGTTACGTATTTCAGCGGCGTGGGTGGCTACTATTTG